CGGCCCAGATCTACAAGCAGGGCGCATGCACTGTTTATGAATACGGACACTCATTCGAGACCAGCCAGGTCACCGGCCCATATAACAATGTGGACACCGGAACGGCCATGGCGGTTGGTTCTAACTCGATTGCGACCAACACCTTTCGCTGCCCGCCAAACACCATTGCGGAAGCGAAGATCATGCCAGGGGCACACACCTGGGCTGCCCAAGACGGCTGCTATTGTACTTCGAAGTTTCAGGGTGACAACCCTTTCCAAGGAGCAACTTTGCGGAATTACGTCGTGCAGCAGAACCAGATGACAGCTGGAACGGACTCGGGCTACAACCAAGGAGTTACCCAAAACGAAATTGGGAGCTTCGTTAGCCCAGGTTTGATCGGCAATTCATGGCCGACCATTACCGGTCCAGATGTCAACGGCACGAAATCGGGGTACAACGCCGCACCCGCCTCACACTTCTCGCGCATGAGCACTGCGGGAGCCTATCTCACTGGGCTTTCTCCGCAGACAACTCTGTTCGTGACGTGGCGGGTCGGCCTGGAGCGACTTCCGGCTGCCAACAAGCCCACATTCCTGGCCTTAGCTTCACCTAGTGCAAGCTTTGACCCTAACGCTCTGCTCCTATACAATCTGATCGCGAATCATCTCCCGCCAGGTTGTCCACAGGGGTGGAACGATCTCGGCAAGTGGTTTCAAACCATTGCCGGGATTGCGAAGAACGTCATTCCTGGGGCTTTCCCTCTTGTCAGTGCAGCGCAGATGATCATGCAAGGTCTCGGTGCTGTGCAGCAGGCCAGAAATCTGCCTGCTGCAATCCGTGGCGCGACGACTGTAGCCCGGGGTGCCAAACCCGCTATACAGATCATCCAAGACGCCGCCCGGCGCAGACAAACCCAGAAGGGAAAACCGGCACTCCAGAACTTCGGAGCGCCATCAGGACCAAATTCCAATCGCTCAAACCGCGGTCGCAAACTGCAACAGTTTTCACAAATGTCTTAAGGGCACCATATTGGTGCAGAGCTTTGCTCGACATTCGGGAACTAGTCAGTTTCGGCCAAGATAGTCACTACACGCAGCAACACCATCTGCTTGTAAACGCAGGGACTTTTTAGTCCCATCTGTACCCACCCTAACCCACCACCCAACAATATGTCTTCCCTTTTCGGGATGGGCACACGGCGGTGAGAGAACGGGGTGTGGGTC